ATTGAAATAGTCAATGCCAGCACGAGTCTGCAATGCTTTCTCTGAAGAGAGTGAAGCAGCAATGGCATTCCAGGCTGTGTTCATGGTCGTAGTCTGAGTAGGCCAGGCAGCGATCACAGAATCCAAGGCTGTATTGGCCAATGGTATCAAAGTCTGCAATGCCAAGTCACCACCGTAGTAAGGAAATGCATTGGCATAGACACCTGCGCCTGCACCCGCTGGTACAGTCACACTCACTGCGGGATTGCCATAGGTACTGTTGCACACATTCTGTATGCGTTGATACAGATCCACCAATGTGTTGTAACTGGCTGATCCTACGATGGCAGTCAGTGCTGTGCTGGCTGTGTTGAGATATGTATCAAGTCCGTTGTAGTTGATGGCTGTGCCCAGTACATCACAGGTGGTGATGGTTCCATTGGGTCCGGTGCCTGTGGCTATGCTGGTATCAAAGAATGTGGTTACCGAGGCTGGTACCGGAGTGGTCAGCGCAGTGATATCAGACAAGCCCGACATGGTGCTCTGACCACCCAGGGTGGTCGGTAACCAATAGCTGGTATTGTTGATATCTGTGCCCACTGGTACGTCTTGCTGTGCTCGATAGAATTCCGGAATAGGTGTGCCATTGGCCACTACGTCGTTGGCAAGATATGGCTGGTTAGGATCCCATGGTTGATTGGTGTATCCTTTTACACTTTCTGCCAAGGATGGAAGGTCAGTGCCTGCAATGTTAGGTATCTGTTGGAATGCCACTTGGATGGCTTTGTTGGCCACAGCGTCACCTGGCGGTATGATCTTGCCCAACTCATCACAGCCGGACGAAGTGGGCAGATACGCATTGACTATGGGCTGCACCGCTGAATTCACGCTGCTGTTGGGATTGAATATGGGCACTGGGCCGTAAGGACTAGGCGTTTGGAGTGTGAGGTAGCTTTGCGGAAATACTTTTATAGGATCCAACAGATCAGCTAAAGTATTGATGTCAGGTGTAGTGACTCCTAACAGACTTAATACCTGATTGAGGTCGTCACCAATCACCATGTTCATGGCATAGTATGCTTGCAGTTGAAGCTGATCAAATTCATTAGCCGACAGTCCATTGGGATTGAGCACACTGACTTGATTGTTATTCACAAGATCCTGTATGTTTTGTGCTGTTAGCCCCATGGCAGTGAGCTGACTCTGTATGGCTGGCAAAGTAGCATTTGATATACCGGCCACGCTGCTGATCTGTTGCAACAGTCCTGCAGGTGTGCCATACAATTCTAGATTGCCTAGGTCAGACAGTTGTCCTTGATTGGCCAAGTCAGTACCAAATGGTCCTAGGTCAGAATTCACAGTGGAGATATCTGCTGTGGTCAGAGCATTCATGCTGGAAAAGTTAGGTCCCAGGTAGGTGGGTGCATTGACCGCAGAGTTGATGTAATCATTGGTGGTCGCGATAAATCCTTCTATCGCCATGAATCCCTGTGCGAATCTTCCGCTGTCACCATAACCTAAGTAGTTGTTGGCAGTCTGGGATATCAATCCAGTCATACCTGAGGGATTGGCCACTGGAGTCAGCGTGGTATATGTGGGAGGTATGCTGTTGCCCAGAGCAGGACATCCTGTGCCTGAACCACGTATGGTCTCCAATGAAGTCAGTGTGGTGCTCGAACACCATGTGGTACCTGCTGCATTGTTGATTGCGCTGTTTATAGCTGTGATCGCAGCAAAGGCATTGTACTGCGAGATAGCAGTGGTCAATGCTGTGGGCAAGGTCTTAAGGCCTTGATTGTTTAGCAATGCTGCACTGGCAGTGAGTTGCAGAGGTGTCAATATACTACGCGCCATATCATCCAGCCCTTACGTTTTCACTGCCGCCGGTGCGAGCATGCCCACATGTGTCCGGATTGCCATTTACATTCACAGGTCTATTGCTCACTCTCACAGTTTTGACACCATTGGCTGTGACTGGATTGTGTGTGGGGCGTGAATTATGCGAACTCACTGTGCAGCCATCCACGGATATGGGACGATTGTTCACTCGCACAGAATTGATACCGATCATGATCACTCCGCCACCGGTATCTCTATCTCCTATGCGCTGCACTTCTGGCATGTTATCCTAGTATGATTTTCTTTTCTGGTATCTTGATACCTGTGGTGGCTTCGATATATTTCATCTTGACCGGGTCGTCAGTCAGGGTATAAAGGCTCACGCTGGAAGTATTTAGTTGCAGCCGTTCTTCAGGATCTGCGGTGAATAAACTGGGCACTAATCCCATGCCTTGCGGGCCCGGTGCCACACTGACTGGATGCTCGATCTCCAGCCAACCATCTGCCTCTGCAGACACTTTGGCGATGAGTTCTTCTCCTGAGTTCAATTTAAAGGTATAAACTTGACCTGGGCTGATTGACATTTTCATTTTAAACTTTCTGTATAACGTATTGGTAATTTATCAAGCCGATGCGAATGTGTTTTTGGAACATATTCACAAAGGCATCAATGGACATTTTGGGATGATCTAGCACGTCCGGTGATTCGTTCCATAGGTAATCATCGAATATCATATATCCATCACTTTTGAGCAAGCCAAATGCCATCACAGCATCTGCCAGCACAGCGTCTGAACGATGGCTTCCATCCACGTACACCAGATCAAACTGTCGTTGATCTACGATCAGTTGGGCCAGGCCATGATAACTCATCACTGCCATTGGTTCCACTGTTTGTGTGGGTTTCTTTGCTAGGTTGGTATTGTGTAGAAAGATATCTCGGATGATCATTTGATCGGGCAGCTCATCATGTTTGTAAGCGTCCATGGGAGTATTGCCAAATGGATCAATGCAAGTTATGGTGCCAGTATCACTCAGCATGTTTTCCAACATCCAGCAGGTGCTGCGACCTTCGTGTGATCCTATCTCCAGTATAGAATCCAAAGGATGTTCCATGTGTTTCTTCACAAACTCAAAATTCACCAGACCATTTGAGAACCAATCCGAAGTGAAGAATCGGTTGGTCTCAAAGTCAGGAATATTTTGCCGGAACCAATCTATGGTGACTGATCCGAAATCAGGCAAGGTGCTTGCGGAGCTCATTAAACCCTCCTACTAGTTCTTCATCCAAGAAGATCTGTGGCACGGTACGAGCATTTGGTACTGCTTCTAATAGTTGTTCGCGAGTCCAGTCACGGCTCACGTTGCGTTCTTCAAATTCAATATTGCGAGACTTCAGCAATGCTTTGGCTTGGTCGCAATAAGGACATTGGTCTTTTGACCATACTATGGCTTTCATTTGTTCTCCTTACAAGTTGGGTAATAGGTCGTAATCAAGGCTTTCGCTCATCACGCCGATAACATAGTTAGTTGATTCGTTCTCTTGCAGTGCAGTTTGTTTCTTTGAGGTGTCCGAATGTTTGTTGAACCAAGGAATGGGTGTGTTGCGTGGCGCTGCTGCTTGATATTTGATACCAATGTCTTTGAGCGCACCCACTGCTGTGTAATCCACAAAGTCTTTGAGGATGGCTGCATTGAGTCCAATCACTGGACCTTTGTTGAACAAGTATTCAGCCCAGTCTTTTTCTTCACGGATCACATCCATGTACAATTCATACACTTCGGCTTCACATTCTTCTTTGGCTTCGGCAAATCTGGGATCTTCCTTGATGACCTGATTGATCATGAACGCAGTCCATTCTTTGTGTAGCAGTTCATCCTGCAGGATCAAACTGATGATGTTGCCATTGCCAATGAAGATCTTGTTCTCCACCATGGCCAGGCTGGTAGCAAATGATACCATGAATCTGAATGCCTCTAGTGCATAACTGGCATGCAGAGCCATCCAGATGGCTCGTATGTGGCTTTTTTCATTCACTGTCTTTGGATTGATCTCTTTGAAGCAATTCAACTCGTGCAGTTTGTCATAGTAGTCGCCCACACTTGATGCCATGTCGATGATCTCTTGTGTGTCATGGATGGTGTTGAACACTTCCTTGGGCACATTGTAGATGTTGCGGATGATGTGGCTATAACTGCGACTGTGGATGTTGGTTTCAAAGAAACTCCAGTTGTACATCAGGGCTTCTAGTTCAGGCAGGCTCACACAAGGTGTGAATACCTGTGCTGGACCACGACCTTGCAAACTGTCCAAGGCTGTTTGTCTCAGCAGGTTTGAGGTAAAGATATGCTTCACTGCATCCGACGCATCTTTGAAGTCATTGGCATCCTTGCTGAGACTGATCTCTTCAGGCACCCAAAAGAATCCACGAGCAGTCTGTTCGATCTTTTGTATCTTGTTGTATTTGACTTCTTCAAAGCGTTGGATTGTGACAGGACCTTCTGGGTCCAGAAACATCTTGCGATTGAGATAATCGGTCTTTGTGGTTAGGTTGTATTGTTGTTTGCTCATAATTTAGTCCATTCTTGATCTTGTGTTGGAATCCAACCACTTCTAAAATATTTTACCATATTCATAAATGGCCCTACTTCTTTACCGTCTGTAGTCCAGTTGTATTTCTTATTCATTGTCAACCCATACAGCTTGCAGTATGACGGTTTTCCGTTTGCTATCCATATTGCATAAATCTCATCTGCTCTTTTCCAAATCGCTCTAGTAACATCTGTAGTCCTTGGATGTCTCCACGGTTTAATTCCAGCACATGGATTTTTAGTTTTCATTCTTTCAATTATTGAGTTAATTGTTTTCTCTGAAAAGTTTACTTTGTTTTTGTATCCAGTAATGCCTTTATTCCATGTTCCGTTTACTGTCGAAGGATTATTCGGACCTTTCATATACTCGCTAAATCTTCTCTTTAACCATCCATACATTTTGTTGCCTTGCCGCTTAGGACCTACACTACTTGCGGTCATAAACATTGCGGCCCTTACCAATCCTATTTCATCAGGATATATTTTTACTAATAATTGATGACACACATAATGTTCTTCTGCTGTTAAATTAACTAAGTTAGATGAATCATCTGTTCCGCCTATGCATTTTGGAATAATATGATGGCTTTCTGTGTATCCGTCGACTATCCTAATTTTTCCTCTTTCAACTATGTTATTGTATATTCTCTGGTAATTCATTATAAGTCTCCTGTAAATTTATTTATCATAATTTACATGAAACTTATAATTTACATGCTAGAGCTTACAGGCCTCACAATCTTCAGCATCATCAAAGTCAATGGGCATGAGTGGTGCATCTTCTGCGATCTCTTTGCTGCCTTGTTTGTTGATCAGGCTGTAATAAAAAGTTTTCAATCCCCATACATGTGATTGCATGAGGTTCCGTGCTATCAGTGTGGTAGGTACTTTGCGATCTGCAAAGTGTGCAGGATTGTAGAAAGTGTTGGTGCTGATTGATTGATCCACATAGGCTGCGATCACCGCCGCGGTCTTGAGATAGCCTTCACAATCCTTTTGTTCCCACATCATCTGATATTTGTTTTTCAACTTGTGATATTCAGGAACCACCTGTACAAACGATCCTGCCTTGCTTTCTTTCACTGAGATCAAGCTCATGGGCATTTCAATGCCATTGGTTGAGTTGATCACCACTGAGCTGGATTCCACAGGTGCCACAGCCATCTGTGTGGCATTACGCACACCATGAGTTTTCATGTTGGTTCGTAGTGTTTCCCAATCCAGTTCCGGGGCAAAGTCAGTGAGTTCATTCACGCCATTGGCCCTGAGTTCCCAAGGAAATACTCCTTGACCGTAGCGTGTGTGTTTGCTGCCCAAACATGCACCGCGTTCTTGTGCCAGTTCCACACTTGCTTCTGTGAGATAGAACGCCATGTGTTCCATCCATGACTTGATCTCAGCTAGAGCATCCTTCTCCCCGTAACGCAGGCCTCTTTTGGCGTGCCAGTAGGCAAGGTTAGTGATGCCAATGCCCAAGGGTCGGATTTCATCGTTGGACAGTTGTGATTGGATGGATAAGAAGTCTTGGTAATCAAGAATATTATTGAGACTGCGGTGCAGAATGCGGGCAGCCCTACGCAGATCTTCTGGATTACGGAAGGCTCCCCAGTTGAGGCTTCCCAATGTGCAAAGTGCGATGCGCCCAGCAGGATCATCCAGCCGCTTAAAGGGAACAGTAGGTAAAAGTATTTCACAGCAAAGGTTACTCTGGTAAATGGTGTGATATTCAGGATCAAACGGACCCTGGTTCATCACATTGTCAATGAACACTAGATATATACGTCCAGTATCTGTTCGTTCTTTGAGAATACCACTCTTGAAAACTTCCTCCGCAGCCATCGTCTTCTTACGCAGGCCTTTCTGCTTTTCATATCGGCAGTAAAGTTCTTCAAACAGTGCAGTATCTTTATAAAATGCTTCATATAAGTCAGGAACCTCGTTGGGGTCAAAGAATGTTATGTTTTCTCGATTCTTGAAACGTCGCCAAAAGAAGGCGGAGAGGACCACTCCATAGTCCATGTGTCGAACGCGGGTCTCTTCTGTACCTTGGTTATTCTTAAGTACAATGAGATCGTCAAACTGATGATGCCAAATGGGATAAAAAACAGTAGCACTTGCATTACGAATACCTCCCTGAGAGCATGAGCGCAAATCTCCAAACCATTTCTTCAAGAATGGTATCATACCGGTGTGCATGATCTCTCCACCACGGATGGGACTGCCCAATGGGCGCAGTCGTCCAATTTCT